CTACGATAACCGCGCATTCAATATAGCTACCTGTTCGTCGTTCATGTCATCAATCCACATACCGTAAATTTCATACACCATCTGCGCAGTTTCATGCCCCATCTGGCTGGCTATAAATGCCGGGTTCGCTCCTGCCGTCAACAGCCAGCAGGCAAAAGTATGTCGCGTATGGTACGGATTACGGCGGCGAATACCAGCACGTTTTACTGCTGCATTCCATCTCGCACCCAAACTGCTTACCGAGTAATAAGGTTTCTGTTTTCCGTTACACATCCTGGGCATGAAAACAAAATGCAGTTTTTGCTTTTCGGTTCTGCCGTACTCCCGATGATAAAAAGTGATTTCGCTTTTGCGATGATGCCCGGTCAGTTTGTATTGCTCCTTCAGTGCTTCAAGAGCTGGCTGTAGTAATGTTACCGTCCGGATCCCGGCATTTGTTTTTGGGGGACCGAACATATCAAGTATCGTCAGGTTTCTTCTGACATTCACAATTCCCTTCTCGAAATCCACATCCTCCCACGCCAGAGCTGCCAGTTCCCCGTGACGAAGCCCGGAGTAAACGGCAAATTTCCACAAGTTTTGGCTCTGTCCTTTTTCACTTTCCATTAATGCATTGAATTCTGTTTTAGATAACGGGTCAGGCTTTATTCTGTTTCGCTGTAATTTTTTTACTCCTTCAAATGGTTTGGTTGATATAAATCCCGACTGATACGCAAAACGTAACAGCGAACAGAGCAGGGCGATATAGTTATCAACTGTGCGCACGGTTCTTCCTTTTTTGTTGGATCTTGGATTATCCAGGTAAAGCGTTTCTCCATGCAGCAGTTCATTCCGGTAGTTTAAGATATCGCTATAACGAATATATGATATCGGGGTACTTTCACAAATTATTATTCTGAGTGTTTTTAATTGTGATTTCGTTTTCTTCATTGTGTTTGTTGTTAACTCTGTCTCTTTAATTTTTGTCCAGATATCACAAAGCTCCCCGAACGTTTTTATGACTCTCGTTGTCACCATTTTTGCCCCAGTGCTGGACTGGGGAAAACGTCTTAAATACTCAAATTCACCGGAGTTTATTTCATGAACTATCAGCGCTCTTAAATTTCCGGCCTTTTTAATATTACTGTTTGTAATCTCCCAGCCTTTTAATGTTTCCCGACATCGTTTTCCTCGAAACATGAACCAGATGCGAATGTTTCTACCTCTAATCTCGACACCTGTTGGTAATTTAGACATATCATGAGTCTTTGATAAACTGATTTATCTTTGGATAGTTGTACCAGATAATCCCTCGTTTGCTGTCTGGCTTACCTAAAGGAGATACTCGTTTGAAGTGGAAGCCCTCCACCCAACAGTTCTGGCGGTATGCTTCAATTTGTCTGGCCCCCAGACCAGTGCGAAGCATCAGGCCGTATTCAACCATCCACTCTTCATTAAAGATTACTTGTGCCATCGCATCACCTCTGGCAGGCGCCAATGTTAGACTGAAATTGACGCCCGATGTTGATTATTAATAATCAGCTATGAAGTTTTAATTTGAATACAATGCAATTCACGAGGACTGAAGTTGCTCGCAATTAAAATTTATCAGTTTTACTTTCTGCTCTCTGGAAACGCCTGCTTCTTTTTTACCTGAGAGCATTTTTTCGCATTCTGATTTGGTTAATTTTGTTTTTGAGTACCTTGTCCAGTTAGTAGGAGTGCCACCTTCCTTTTCAATAGTGGCGGTAATTTTATACATGAACACCTCCATTATTATTTCCAGTGGTTCGTTTATTCCATCGTTCGAGTGCTTCTTTTTCACTTCCACCATAGCCGGTTCGGGATTCGCATCCGTTACACTTCGCGCGGTAATATCCTGAAATGGCTTTCACCGTTACTGATGGACAACCACAAAAAGGGCATGGTTTGACTTTTTCATACCGCATTGTCTTTTCTCTCATAAAATAAAATTTTGTGATGGCGGTGAGGCTACACCGCCAAAGTCAATATCAGGAGCCGATATATTCTGGTTTCATATCTGTCAGTGTCGTTTTATACGCCTCATATAATTCACCCAGATGTGGCCGGGCAGCATTCAGCGTATTTTCCAGAGCAGTAAATTTTTGTTCTGCTTCTGGATCACCTGAAGAAGGTAGGTCATTTATCATCTTCTCGATACGGGCAATAGCATTGAGACGGTGATGACGCTGAACCACTTTTCCTTTAAGTTCCGTATAGAGAGCGCCAAGTGTATTTTTATGATCTTCCACTTCCTGGCGAAGTGCTGTTGTTTCCCCGGTGCTTTGTGCCTGCTCAATACGTTCACGGAAAGCATCGATCCAGTTTTCCCCGGCATCCTGCTCAATAATTGTTGTTTCACGTTCCGCGCGGCAAGCGGAAGTGTTTTTATGTTCCTGAACCGGATTAATGATTTTTTCCTGTGGCTCGTCCAGTTCGTCCCTGGTGTACACTCCAAGAATCACTTCGGGGCAATAAAGGCGCGCCCAGCGTTTCAGCGCTAGATAGGCAAGCTGCTGGCGAGGATCGTCGGCCCATAGCGTTGAGTTACGTGTTCTGGCCTGCGCCAGAAGTAATTCCAGTACGCGTGGTTTACTTTCGCCGCGTAGTGTTGCCTGGACACGAACACCGATCCCGTTTTCATCGGCCAGCTTCCAGCCAGGTACACGATATTCTTTCCCTTTGTCGCTCTTCCTGATTTCAAATTTCCCGATAATTTTTTCCCACGGCCCGAACCAGTCATATTCAATACGCCCGGTTAGCGGCCCACGAGTACTGATTACGGCATTAACCAGTTGCGCTTCATATCCGAGCACACCATTCACAACGAAAGTTTTCTGAGCTACTGCGTAAGGGTTCATTTGCCACTGCATCGCCTGCATGGTGATGGCCATGCAGTCTGATGGATTTCCCCGGAGGTGTTCCGGTACAGTAGCCATGCCGGAAGCCATTACCTGGGAAAATGTCTGAATTGCAGCCAGGGACTGAGGGCTGAAAACCGCAACATTAGAGTTAATATTTTCTTGTTGAGTTAATTCGTTCATTGTGTCCTTCCTCAGATGCTCAGTGCTTCAAGACGACGAAGATCAAAGTCGTTTAATTCGTCGGTATAACTTTCGGTAATCGGTGCTGGCCAGTTGTTTGTCTCCAGGGCTTCGTTTATCTGGCGTAGCGTCCGGCGATATTCCTGTCGACCAAGTTCCAGGAGTTCCTGCGAGGCTTCCACGACTGCCACCCAGTGATAGCCAGCATCTTTGTTGACGAAGATCCAGAAAAATTTGTCCAGGTTTGCCACATCGCAATACATTGCGGCGCTGAGGTGATAATCACGCTCAATAATTTCACGGTGCAGGCGATCTTTAAGTCGTTCCTGTCGCACATAACCGAGGCTGACTGACTTCACGTCAGCGCAAATGCTTTCGTATGGCAGCCGGATTTCGATATCAGGACGGACCCTGATTTCCAGCCCGGTTTCTTCATCAAACCCGAAATAGCTGATTTCAGATTTGCGATCCGGGTGGTTGAGTAGCCTTGCTGCATCGGTATTGTTTTGCAGTGCCGCGTGAATATTTTTTGCCTGTTCATACATCTCAGGACTGATAAACGTTTTCCCGGCATTTTCTTCTTGCTGGCGTTTTTGCCAGTCCTCCAGTGTCACCAGTTCCGGGCGAATTTTCCGTGCGATTTCGGTTAATTGCTCTTTTGTGCCACTGATGTTGTAAGGCAAAGATTTAGCACGTTCTTTTTTTGCCAGTTCTGGGTCTACAGTTTCAATTTGATCCAGAAGCTGCTCCCGTGCTCCACTGGTTTTCAACAGAGGAGGGAGGCTTGCGTTGTATTCTTTAATACAGGCTTTCATTGCTGATGCTGTGTGTTTTTCCCCCTCAGGAATACGCCGAAATTCCACCGGAAGCGAACCGTAAAGGATGCCTGTTTCTTCGGCCCCGGCACTTACAGACAGTGGCTGTATAAGAGTGCTGTTGTAGCTTTCGATCCACTCTTTCATCTGCTCTGGTGTCATCAGTGCTGGCAGACTGGCATTGTGTTTTTTAATGATGGCGATCAGTTCGCTAGAAGTAGTAACCACATATTCAGGAACCGGTACCGGAATGGCATATTCATCAGCGAATTTATCCGTTTCCAGAACATAGCTGTGAATGATCCGCCCACGCAGCAGTGCATCACTTTCCTCGTTCGGAATAGTTCCGGCAATGTGCCGTCCGTGGTAATACATCAGGCTGATACGGGCATCCTTCAGCATCGTGCTGCTTATTCCGTTGGCGGAGTGATAAACCTCGTTCGGGAGGTTTTCATAGCGGCCAGGCTCGAAATATGACGGCCACATGATTTCAGTTGCTACAGGAGCTGACGCTTCACCAGTTTCATCACTGCAATCACGATGCGGATCGCTGCCAGCATTCTCATTGTGCGGATGTTCAGCGCCTTCCATTTCCACCGGATCTTTTTCCTTAGCTTCAACCTGATTCTCTTCATCGAATGTTTCCTGGTATGTTGCGTCGCCCGTCACCGCCCCACAGTCAGGGCAGTTATCTCCGCCAGTCTGACCGCAGGCATTGCAGACTATTTCCGGTTCCTGTTGCACTACTGCCTCAGGTTGTTTCACATCCGGGCTGGTTTTTTCCGTTTCTGGCTGGTTCTGGTACACAGAATCGCGAGTCTGGATCCCCTTAACCCATTTCGGATCGTTCGGGTCGCTAATTCCGTCAACAAATTCACCACGTGATGCAGCAAGCAATTTATCGGAATCGACAGGATTTTTTGATGGAATGTTTTTCCGGGCTTCATGGAGTTCTGCCCGCAGTTCCTGATATTTCGCATCAACAGAATTTACCTGTGACTGAGCATCCAGCGGCTGCGTGTCCTGATGATGTTCAGTTGCGTCCGGTTCCATTGTTTCAGCCTCTCCCTGTTCAACTGCCGTTGTTCCAGATGGTTGCGGTTTTTCTTCATCATCCTGTTTTCCTTCTTCTGTTACTCGCTGCGGCATCGGGGCAGAGGAGCGACCGCAGGCAATATCCACGATTTCCGGATCAGGGTTGGCATGATCGGTTTCAGTCAGTACTTTGTTCAGATATTCAGTGACGTGCGCGGGGATGACCTCGATCCCAATTGGTGCTTCTTTTACGGACGCAACCACGATGGCGCGGGAATAATCCAGCCCGCCAGGCATGGTGATGAATTTGTCGCGGAAAACAGAAAAGGGTGGTTTATTTTCAGCGATAATTTCCTCAATGCGTTTAGCGTGTGCCGGATGAAGGTTATAGATGTCCAGATCCATTGAACGGGCCAGTACGCCAGTGGCTACGTCGCGCGCCAGTGACGTCAGATCGTGTACGAAACCTTCGCCGCGATCGGTGAGGTTTCCGCCGCCAGCATTAGCACCGGAAGCCGTGCGAGTGATGTGTGAAACACGATTACCCTTCATCCACTCTTTTGTCAGCAGTCCTCGATCGGTGTAGTCAGCGTTCAGGTATGCTTCGAAAAAAGCAGTTATCAGTCCCAGGTTTGAATTACCAGGATTAGGGAAAACTTTGTCAGTGTCACGAACCAGTTTGTGGAGATCGCGAATTTCCAGCGGGTCGAGCAGGCTGGTTTTGTGGGAAACAGCCAGGGCAGTAACAGCCGGTAGTTCTTCAGCCCGAGCAATGTGTAATGCCTGGAGTCCGTCGCGTGAAACGTGCGTTACCGGTTTTTCGCTGCCGTGTTGAGCAAGCCAACGAATGGGCAGTTCCTGGCCAGAAATTGGGAGTAGCATATTCTCCTCAATCTCAGTCATGTCTTCGCCGTTGACGTTGGTATTGCCTTGATAGTGAGCGTTGTCTGGTGCTGCTCCCGGTTTTAGTTCCCATGTCATGGAGTCTTTGCTGAGTTGATAGCGTTCACTCCAGGTAAAATCGATCTCACCTTCAGCGGGCAGGTCATTAACGACAGGAAAATTCGTGGCAACAGCTTTAAAATAGCTGCTCAGTTTTTTACCTGACTTAACGATCAGGTAGTCCAGAGTGGCACAGGTCGATTCAAAATCGTCGCTTGCCCACAGGACGACGTCAGGTTCACCGGATGATTTTTTCGCTTTCCGTAACAGGAAGAGTGGTTTTGTGCTCATTGTTTTTTAACCTCAACTCAGATTAAAATTCGTTTTGTTCAGTGAATGATCTTGCCGGATACACACTGTTCATAGCCTGCGTATGGCGCAGGCTATTTCTTTCAGATTTCACCGCCTAATTTCATTGCAATCAGAGTTGCCAGAAATCCGGCTTTTTTTTCTGCGGGCAGATTCTTTCCGATGTGAACCAGGCACATTTTTGTGACACCTTCATCAAGTGTTTTTACGTTGCCTGATGGACCGTCGATATCAACCACAGTGAATGGGGTTTCTTTATTTTCTGTTTTAATCACGTAGCCAATACGCTTTCCTTCCAGATTAACCTCGTGAACAATGTCATCGGTAGTTACAACAGTGGCTTCATAATTGGTAATCATGTTTTTCTCCTTAATTAAGGTTGAGCGAATCCCTGCCATTGCTGGCATAAATTCAGTTTCGAATAGTCAGTTAATTAAAGTTCGTGTGCCATCTGGTCTTTTTCGGCACAACTTTCACTACAATATTTTTTCATTTCCGTCGTTGGGATAACTCCACGCATGAAATGAAGTGGTCTTTTAATACTTTTGCTTTCTTCAATTTCTTTATTGCAAAGGTGGTAAGCACATTTTATTTTCTTAGTCATCACCATGACTCCGCCTTTACAGGTAAACCATCACGACCGAGGAAGACTTTAATCATGCAGTCAGTAATGCATGTTTTTGTAGTCAGGTTACGAATATAAAGTTTTCGCTTTTTAATATTGTTTGCCGAGGCAATATATGTCCGGCCTTCATGAAGAATATAGTCACCAGGAGTCACACACTGACGTGGTATTTCATCAGTTCCGAAGTGATGTGCAATCATAATTATCTCCATTTTTACAAATGAACTTTGTTGATGCGGTGCCTAGTGCCTCCAGGTGACTGCAACCAGTTAACAATTACAGTCGGCTTTCCCACCCAAACCAATAAGGACTAACATGACTTTTAACTGTGCCGCGTGCGCTTAGCCGCATTCACCGCATCACAAAATTCACTTTAAAAAGGGCGGACATCAGTCGAACTTCAAGAAAAAACTGATGCCGCCAAGACTACACACAGCAGTGTTGTTATCCACAACCGGAGGCGCACTCCCACCATTTAAATTTAACAGACAAGACCGACTCTTTATGGATATCGGAAATGCGACTTCGTGTTGTGCCCGGTTTTATTTCACCACCTCCGGGCTTTGGTGGTTTCTGCTATACCCCTACAGCGAGAATATTGAATTAATCCAAATAATGGATTAGCAAGTATTTCTGGCAAGCCAGCGACGTGCGCCCGTTTCAGTTTTGAATGTCTTGCTTTTGGTATACGTCATGGCGGTGAACGTTCCATCCTGGTTGGGGAACACGCCGCACACCAGGGATTCGTTATTGCCGAGGTCGATTTTTTGCATTTTTCGCACCTCACATTTTGTTGTTGCGGATAGAGGCTTCTGCCTGCCAGAGATCCCAGTCGTTGCTGCGTAGAGCCTGTACAGCCTGGCTGTAAGTGATATCGCAACAATCCATCAAATACTGAACTACTTCGTAATGCACCATCTTATCTCTCCCCTTAACGCCGGGTGGCGGAACTAACTGCTGCACTGCAAAATTTGAATCCCGCCGTCATGTTCATACGCCTCGGGCTGGCTACTTAACCCCTTACCACTGCCTGGTAACTCGAAGTATTGCCCGGCGTTCTGTGGGGCGGGGTGGGTGGTATGCTGGAACTATAGGTAATGCCTAATTGATTGTCAATAGGCTATGCCTAATGTTTTGGGTGTAACCTAATAGGTGATGGCGACAGGAGAAAGTGATGGGGGGTTAAATAACGGAATCCAGGAGTTTTCCGTCAGACCATATAAGTTTAAGTTCCAGTTTTTGTGATGTTCTGGCTTTTCCGTTCAGATTCTAGAGCTTTCAGATACTTACCCACTTTCATTTCCATCGCTGCTATGTAGGCGCGAACATCGTGGTCAACCCAATCTGGTTCTGTAGCATTTCCAGATAACAGGAAAGCTACAATCGCTCTTATTTCATCAGAGGCTGCTTGATAAAGGTTGTTTATATCTAAAAGTTCACTTTTTGTATCTGAATTGGTGGGGGTTGGTATGGGGTATTCGTTAAGCCCCCAATGCTCTGGACCAACAACATCAGAAAAGAAACGCCATAATTCTGGAAGTTTATCTTTACTTATGGAGCCTTTCTTAATCCAGTCATAAATTGATGGTGGTTGGATTTTGAAGTGGCGTGCGACCTCCGCCTTTGATTTGACGGATCCCGATGCGATTTTTTTGTTAATGGCCTGCTCTATCGCTCGGCCTAAGTCTTTACCACTAAGCATTGCTTAATATTCTCCTATGCTCATTGCATTAGGCAATCCCTACCTTTATCGCATTAGGTATAGCCTATTGACATTTATGTTAGGCGTCGCCTAATATTTCTGTGTGTTTTTGGAGTTCATTCGATGAAAAAAGAGAACTATTCATTCAAGCAAGCTTGTGCTGTTGTCGGTGGGCAATCAGCAATGGCTAGGCTTTTAGGTGTATCACCTCCAAGCGTAAATCAATGGATCAAAGGGGTACGTCAATTGCCTGCCGAGAGATGTCCAGCAATTGAACGAGCAACAAGAGGTGAGGTTCTGTGCGAAGAGCTTCGTCCTGATATTGACTGGTCATATTTACGACGTTCGGCATGTTGTTCGCAGAATATGTCAGTGAAGCAACTAAATGACAGTAACAAATCCTCATTTGATCATACCTGAAACATCAAGAGGCAAATGATTCATGAAAATCAAGCATGAGCACATCGAATCAGTGTTGTTTGCCCTGGCAGCCGAAAAAGGGCAGGCATGGGTAGCCAATGCAATTACTGAAGAATATCTGCGCCAGGGGGGCGGCGAATTGCCCCTGGTTCCAGGCAAGGACTGGAACAATCAGCAGAATATCTATCACCGTTGGTTGAAAGGTGAAACGAAAACGCAAAGAGAAAAAATTCAGAAGCTGATCCCAGCAATTCTGGCAATCCTTCCGCGCGAGTTGCGTCACCGACTCTGCATCTTCGATACCCTGGAACGCCGTGCATTACTGGCGGCGCAGGAAGCGTTAAGTACGGCAATTGATGCGCATGATGATGCAGTCCAGGCCGTTTACCGGAAAGCGCATTTCAGCGGCGGTGGTTCGTCCGGCGATTCTGTTGTTGTTCATTAAGGTGATGTGGTGATGGAAAAATATGAACTGAAAAAATACCGACTTAAAACACTGGAAGGCGAAACATTGCTTCAGCGTATAGCCCGAAATGTTGCCTGGTATGCCATACGACTCTCTCTGCATCGCCATCTTGTTAACGGGTATCCCTCGTCAACGCTGTTGTTCATCAATATCAAAGATAAAGAAAAAGCCGCAGAACACATTCGGTGGATGGAACTGGCGCAGGGACAAGCTCTTGATATTGAGTATGGCGATGAGATCGACTACAGCAAAGCTCAACCGCTGCGCCACGTAATTTTTAGGGGGTGATTATGACATCTTTTCTTTTAGCTTTTGTAGGGCAACGATCAGTTCATCAATTTGGGTTGCATCCATTATCAACTCTAGTTTGTGATAAGCCCCGTAATTTAGCTCCTGTGTGTGGAATTCCTGGGCAAGTATTTTTACTCCTCCGCGATTGAGCATTCCTGAGGTGCTAAAAATTTTTGACTCGGTTCCAGTAATACTGTCCACCCAAAATTTTTGGGGGAATGGAGCAGACTTATCAAATGTAAAAGACATGTCGAACCTCCTTTGGTTCTGTTGATTGGGGAATCACAGATTATATCCGGAGGAAGGTTCGACACCAGATGAGGCAATTATGGTTAAGGCTAAAAATATGCCAAATCCCATGCCAAAAACTAAGGCAAACAATGAGCCTTATCGCAAGGTAAAAATAACGATATGGGATGATCCCAAATTTAGGGCGTTATCTCCTCTGCCTCCAAGTGGACAGAGTTTGTTTATTTATCTGCTGACCAGTCCATTTACCGGGATTATTCCTGGGTTGTTTAAAGCCGGGCGGGCAGCAATGGCTGAAGAGTTGGGGTGGGATATCGAAGCCTTTGACTTAGCCTTAGGCGAAGCCATGAATCTTGGCATGGTGAAAGCAGATATCAAAGCCAGAGTTTTTTGGCTCCCGAATGCTGCGAAACACAATCCGCCAAACTCGATAAATGTCATTAAATCCTGGGCAAAGGCATTCGCTTTAATTCCTGATTGTCCTCTCAAATGGGAGGCCAGGGAATCGCTGAGAGCCGCGTCCTATGGGGTTTCTGAGGCTTTGGGGATGGCATTCGATAAGGCAATCCCTTTGCCTGAGGATAAGCCTAAGGATAAGGCTAACGCTTTGTCATGCGGTATCCAGATAACAGATAACAGATATATAAACCCCACACATAACGCGCGCGTGCGCGAGAGTGCTCCGGCCAGTGAGGCAAATGGCGTGCCGTTGCAGACAGCGGAACCTGATTACCTGGAAGGCCTGAACGAACCCATCGGGAAATTTCCGATGACTGATGGCTGGCATCCGTCGCTGGATTTTCGACGGCGGGCAGCTCTGTGGGGAGTGGCTCTGCCGGAGCCGGAATTTACACCAGCTGAACTTGCCGCCTTCCGGGACTACTGGGCAGCGGAGGGGAAAGTTTTCACGCAGGTTCAGTGGGAGCAGAAATTCGCCCGTCACGTAAATCACGTCAGGGCGCAGGTTAAACCAGTCAGCAAGGGGGTGAACCATGCAGCAGCACCAGGTGGCACCGCATCACGGGCAGTTCAGGAAATTCGGGCAGCACGTGAGCAGTGGGAACGTGAAAACGGATTTATCAGCGACGGAAACGGCCTGGAAGTTGTGGGAACTCATGGGGGAGGTTTATTCGAACCGCTGGACCCAGAAGAACGGGGCCGCACCTTCGAAGCTCTGGATTGCACAGATTGGTGCGATGACTGAGCAGCAAATCCGACAGGTCTGCCGCCAGTGCATGGACCGCTGCCGGACGGGTGAAACATGGCCTCCGGACCTGGCTGAGTTTGTGGCGCTGATTTCGGAAAGCGGGGCCAATCCATTCGGTCTGACGGTGGATGCTGTGATGGAGGAGTACCGACGCTGGCGCAACGAGTCCTGGCGATACGACGGAAGCGATAAATACCCGTGGTCTCAGCCTGTGCTGTATCACATTTGCCTCGAGATGCGTTCAAAGGGGATTGAGCGCCAGATGACCGAAGGGGAGTTAAAACGACTTGCAGAACGGCAACTGGCGAAATGGGCAAAGCATGTTGGTGACGGCTTCAGCGTTCCGCCCGTACGGCGGCAACTGGCAGCACCAGAACGCCCGTCGGGGCCAACACCAATTGAGTTGCTGAAACAGGAATATGAACGCCGGAAAGCGGCTGATTTTGTTTGAGTTGATAAGTAATTTTACCGGGAGCAAATTTTAATGGAGACTGTTTTTGACGCACTGAAAGCAATGGGAAAAGCCACGTCGGTAGAACTCGCTGCGCGACTTGATATCAGTCGTGAAGAGGTACTGAACGAGCTGTGGGAACTGAAAAAGGCTGGTTTCGTTGATAAAAGCGTATACACCTGGCGTGTGGCTGATAACAACGTTCAGCAGGAACAGCCAGAGCAGGCAGAACTGCCGGAAGAAACCACCACAGCAACAGTAGCGAAAATCTCAGAGTGCGATTTAACCGCGACGATTGAACAACGCGGACCACAAACGGCTGATGAGCTGGCTACATTGTTTGGTACCACATCACGCAAAGTGGCTTCAACGCTGGCAATGGCAATCAGCAAAGGTCGTCTGATTCGCGTAAATCAGGGCGGTAAATTTCGTTACTGCATACCGGGCGATAATTTACCAGCAGAGCCGAAAGCAGCATCGGTAGCGGAAACTGATGGTAAGGCTTTTCCTCAGCCCGCAGGTGTTGCGTTACCAGTACAGGAGGCTGCAACACAGGAAGAAATTAAAACAGATACTGTAGCGGACATTGTGCAGTCGTTGCCATCGTTTACCGAAACGCGGGCGGATGATTTGATTTTGCCATCGCTGCATCTGGCAAACCGCAAACTGCGTCGGGCGAAAAATCATGTCCAGAAGTGGGAGCGTGTCTGCGCCGCGCTGCGGGAGCTGAACAAGCACCGGGATATTGTTCGTCAGATTGTCGATTCCTCCAGTCGTATTGTGTCGGAAAAGTGATTGCCGGAGGCGCTTATGGCAAAAGTATTTACACAAGAAGAGCGGGAAAAAATTAAGGGGAAGGTTGTTGAACTTGTACGTCTGAGCGGTCGCGAGACGTTACGGGCTCTGGAGGCTAAAACCGGTGCATCAAGGTATTACATAAGCACTCTTGCCAGAGAACTGGTCGCCAGTGGTGATGTTTACAATTCTGGCTACGGATTATTCCCGTCTGAGCAGGCGCGTAAAGACTGGCAAAACGCCCGCAAAAAACTATCAAGGGCAAAGATGAAGAAACCGGTTGTGGTTGATCCTGACCTTATCTGGTCATTACCAGACGGAGAAATACGCCGCTACGACAGGCGTCAGAACATAATCTGTCGCGAGTGCCGGAAAAGCGAAGTTATGCAGCGTGTACTGGCATTTTACCAGAGTAATTTCAGGAGGTTGTCTGGTGAGCACGATTAACTACTAGGGGGATAACAATAAAATAAAGCCTCCTAGGAGGCTTTGATTATATTAAGCAAATGTTTTCCAATCGTTTCAGACATCTTCGGAGGGACCGCATTTCCTATTTGACGAGCCCGAGATTGCAAAGAACCAATAAATTTATAATCCAAAGGAAATGTTTGTAGACACGCTGCTTCACGAACCGATATTGCTCGATTTTGTGTTGGATGTCCAAAACGTCCATTTGAATAGCTAATACAACGAGTTGTTAGTCCGCTGGCTGGTTTGTCCCAACTCAAACGTCCATATACGTCTGTATGCCCTTTATGGTTACGATGGCATTCTAAAATCAATTCATCTGGCCAAAATTCTCGACTTCCACCTTCAGGAGTGCATTTTATTCTACGCAAATTAAGCTCTGATAAGCGTGCAGCTTCATGATCAGGAATACTATTATGCTTTTCTCCTGCTTCTATCTTCGGTAAATTAGCGATCCAGTCCTTTACTGTTGAATAGGGAGTATTTCCAACCCCATGTGTAGGAGAAGGCAATGCGACATAAAAATCCTTGGATGCAATGAGCACTAATCTTTCTCGCGTCTGTGGTACACCGTACCACGCAGCTGGCATTACTTTATAATCTACACTATATCCCTTTGATGAAAGCATTTCTAAAAACATCATGAATGTTCCTTCATTTTTGTTAAACTTTTGCATTCCTGGCACGTTTTCAACAAAAATAAAATCAGGCATATAATGCTCTACAAAACGACTGAATTCCTTTAATAGATCTAATCGTGGATCATCATTTTTTTTATTTGAGTTTTGCTTAGAGTATGGTTGACAAGGCGCACATCCTGAAAAAAGAATGTAATCATTACGATGTTTTTTTACTAACTTGTTTATGGCATTGTTGTCGATTAACCTAATGTCCGAGTTAATAAAAGCAGCCTGCGGGAAATTTGCACGAAATGAACTGGCTGCATCAACGTCGAAATCGAGGCCAAAAACAATATCCATTCCAGCTTGATGGAAACCTTGGCTGGTTCCACCACAACCGGAAAAGAAGTCAAACACTTTGATTTTTTTCATTTTTCCCTCTGCATCCAGAATCACTACCTAATGATACCACGGTCAAGAGCCTGAGTAATTATTTTTCTTATTTTTATAAATTCAGGCAATTCATTTTTAAGTCTTGCGGTCATTATTTTTTGGATGCAAAAAATCTCCTCTGCATTTACTTCTTCTTTATCATACAGGTGTTGCGCTAATAATCTTATTTGATTCTTATACAGTTCTGGATCATTAGAACTCCAGGTCTGTGAATCAATTATTTCTTTTTCACTTGGCGTAATTGCCTTTTCAATGAGTAATTGTTCGGGAGTATCAAATGGTAAATACTGCACTTTATTGAATGCATACTCAAGCACTTGCCTTTTGAGTCTATTAGATTCTTGTTCATTTTTTTTGCCATTACTACCACTGGCATTGATAATTAACTCGCAACCATAATATTTGCACATTGTATTAACTAAATCAGCATCAGCAATTTCACTAATTCTTACTGGTTTTATTTTTTTGTTTTTATCACCATCAAGTAAAAACAAAATATCATTGCGTTCTACCACAGCGTAACTGGGAAGATGCTTGCTTAAAATGGTCTCCGAACCACCTGGTATATAACTTACACTAAATGATAAGCTTAATCTTTCATCATTTTTAATCGCTTTATCTATAATTGCTTTAGCTAATTTATCTTCTACAATTATTGTTTTCTTGTTAATATCATGCCCTAGCTCTATAAAAGCTTCATCCGGTGCTATATTTTGAACTATTTTAGCTGTTTCATTCTCTTCATCAAAAACAAATAATTTAATGGCATCTTTGGGAAGAGTGTTCACAATAACAGGAGAATGGGTTGATATTACCACTTGATGTTTTTTCTGCTCAACAATAGAGTACAGAACATCCATCATCCTTTTCTGTGCACCAGGGTGAAGTGAAACTTCTGGTTCGTCAAGAAGAATTAATGAATTAGGTTTGGCCGAATAAATATTGAGTATTAGTGAAACTATTGCAAATTCACCACTTCCAGCAAAAGCTTCTGTATAGTTCAACTTATCAGTTGAAAGTAAAGCGGTTCCTCCTCTGGTTCCAAATAACCGATGCTCAAGAAATTTAATGACTTTATATTTTTTCCCTAATATAAATGAGACGTGCTCAACTAGTTCTGGCGCCAAGGTTATATTTTTAACAATGGTTTCCGCCCCCCAAAGTCTTAAATTACTTAGCTTTTCATCAAAAGCTTTCTTTATATATTTAGATTTGCTTCTGATATAGTCTTGCTTTGTAATTAATACACCACTCTTCTTCTTTCTTAATTTAAAATCAGAGTGATACATACATCTATCAAATGCACTTATTTCCGATCTGAAATCTAGGAAAACCAATCCCTTCTTGATTTTTTTCCATCTGGTTGCATTACTATTAGCACCCAGATCATCCGAAATACTCTCCATGTTATCACCAACAGATGGTCGACTTGTTTCCCAATAATCGATTGTTTTCTTGGTAGCATTGATACGCGCTTGGAGTATTTCAACTAAACGGCCATCAGCATTTTTATATCCATATATATATCTAGGTTTAAGAGAACTGCCATCAGCAAGTTTTAGGTCAGGAAACTCATCTGTTTCAGTTGTGAACCAATAACGAGTTATATTTTTACCATGTGGGCAACCAAATAGCGCTTTGATAACAGAACTTTTATTAGTTCCATTTTTTCCTACTAAAGCCGTTATAGGGAACTGAAAATCGATCCTTGCATTCTGCTCTATATTTTTAAAGTATGGAAAACGGATATGTTGTATGAATGGTTCAAATTCACCGTTTTTTAACGCGCACTGGAGTGTTCGAATTATGCTCTTGTATGCGGAAGTGCTCATTGTTTACTAAAGTCCATAATAGGCTAACAGGTTGAGGATGACATGATAGCGATTTTTAATGCAGATAAAAGAGGTTTGTTGGTTACCACACAACAGAAAAAGTGACCTTACCGCTTGAACGAAAGGTAAGGGTAAGTAGGCTGTGATGCAGCAAAAGACGATGTTAATCGCCCTGATTGTCATCTGTATTACCTTCGTTGTGATGGCACTGGTAACAAGGAAAGACTTCTGCGAGGTACAAATCCGAACCGGTCAGACGGAGGTCGCTGTCTTCACAGCTTACGAACCTGAGGAGTGAGAGACCAGGCGAGGGAGAAATCCCTCGCCACCTCTGATGAGTCAGGCATCCTCAACGCACCCGCACTTAACCAGCTTTGGCGGGTATGTTTTATCTGTGAATATTTTTATAAAAATAATGCCCACGCACAGCATAAAACAAAAAGTATTACAGATAAAAAAGGAACGTAATGTGCAGATTTGTTGTTTTCCATATTTACTCACCTTAATATTATTAATCCTGATAGGGTTGTTATTTCAGCGGTTTTCAAATGAGATATTATGGTGATCTGGCAGATTTGCATAACATTAAAATTTAATTTGTTTAACCGCTTTTAATAATAAGCGTTGTTTTTATCCCAGCAATCTGTTGTTTGGTTTTTATTCCATCAATGTGGGGGCTTTACACTGGAATCAGTTTATTTATACTTTATACGTCAGCCTGAACAACTGGCATCTGCTGCACTGCGCCATCGAGAGATTGAGAAATGGCGCATATACAACTGGTCAAACAAACCTCTTCTGGTTTACTTCTCCCGGCGACGCCGGAGAGTTGCGATTTTCTGCATCAAATCAAAATAGGTGAGTGGATACACGCAGACTTTAAGCGTGTGCGTAACTACGCATTCCACAAGCGTTTTTTCAAACTCCTGCAACTGGGATTCGATTACTGGACTCCGGTCGGTGGGGCGATCACGCCTCGCGAACGAGAACTGCTGTCTGGTTTCGTGGATTACCTGTGCGAATCAGTTGGTCGGGAACACACGCCAGCCCTGATTGATGCCGCGGAACAATATCTGAATACCGTTGCGACACGCAGAACCCAGGATATGGCATTGCTCAAATCATTTGACGCTTTCCGCGAGTGGGTAACCATTCAGGCCGGATTTTACACCGAGCATTTTTATCCTGATGGTAGTCGTGGGCGTCGGGCGAAATCCATCGCGTTTGCGAATATGGACGAAACCGAGTTTCAGCAGGTTTATAAATCTGTACTGAATGTGCTGTGGAACTGGATTCTGTTCCGTAAATTTTCCTCTCCGGAACAAGTCGAAAATGTGGCCGCGCAGCTACTGGAGTTTGCGTAATGGTGGATTTACGTAAAGCGGCGCGGGGCCAGATGTGCCAGGTCAGAATCCCTGGCTACTGCAATCACAATCCCGAAACTTCTGTGCTGGCGCATTACAGGTTGGCGGGAACGTGCGGAACGGCGATAAAGCCACACGATATGCAGGCAGCGATTGCCTGTAGCTCGTGCCACGATTTAATCGACGGGCGGGTAAAAACAAGCGATTACACCAAAGAAGAATTACGCCTGATGCATGCAGAAGGTGTTTTTCGCACGCAAGAAATCTGGAGAAAGGAAGGTTATTTATGATTTACCCAACAAATACAGGCAAAAGCGGGGAACACCTTCGTCTCACCACGCTGGAAAGTGTCTGGATTCAGGGAAAACTGCGCATGTGGGGGCGCTGGTCGTATATTGGCGGCGGTAAGACGGGGAATATGTTCAACCAGTTGTTGGCCTCTAAAAAGCTGACAAAAACGGCAATTAACGAGGCGCTCCGGAGGATGAAAAAAGCAGGTCTGAACAAGTCTGAACTTGAGGCTTTTTTGCGGGATATGATTAACGGTAAGCAAAAGAGCTGGCTGGCGCATTGTACTGATGCAGAGGCGTTATGTATTGATCGGGTCATAAGTGAGGTGCTGGCAGAGCATCCAGGATTGATTAGCGTCCTTCGTCAACGGTATGAGGGGCGGGGGATGACCAAACGCAAAATGGCTGAATTGCTAAATGATGCACACCCAGAGTGGTGTTTTAGCACATGCGAAAAGCGAATTGCTAATTGGTTGGCCGTTGCTGAGTATGCGCTATACATTCCTATGCGAGAATCATTCGCTCAAAAAACGGCTTGA